TGTTTTTGCTAAGCATGGCATGCAAGTTTCTCCTGCTCCGGTTAAAAATAATCATATTCAAACAAGAATTACGGCAGTTGAACAAGTTCTGAATGAAATGTTTAACGGCGGTCCGAGGATCCAGATTGATCCTTTGAATTGCCCGACGTTAGTCGCCGGCATGAGCGGCAAGTATCAAATGCGTAAGCTCATGATCGGCGAGGACCCGACGCCTGAGAAAGACAAGTATTCGGATATAGCCGATTGCCTTCAATATATGGTTTTGTTCCTTGGCAATGGCCGTGTTCTATCTGGGCCGGCGTATCAAGACGTTCCGCGCTTTATGCGTGTTCAGCAAAAGCCAAAAGACATGCGGAGGCTTAGGCCGTGACGCATGATACGAATGATTGGCTAGTCGCCTTCTATCCAGAGTCGACGACTTGGTATGGGAAGTTAATCCCAGGCGAGTTTAAGCATGTCGCCTTGTTTAGATATATGGCGCATACAAATACTTGGATCTATTTAGATTATGATTTCAAAGGCGTTCATTGTTTTACTTTTCCAGGAGAAGAAGAGTGGCTTGCGCCATTAGCCAAGAAGTTAAATCCCTGCGCGATCGTGCGGATGCAGGTCAAAAATAGAGAGTTTTGTTTTAGGGGAATTTCGACTTGCGTCAGCTTTGTTAAGCACGCGCTTGGATTCAATCGCTGGTGGATTATCACGCCAGATCAACTCTATTGGCGCTTACTCGAAGAAGGCGCGGAACACATCAAGTCATAGGCGGTGCGGTGATCGCTAGGCCCGATGAGGCCAGTCTCGACCCTGAGTTTTCTGGTTGGGAGATTTCGCATGGGCGGAGGCGGTGGCGGCGATGGCGGCATGGGCGCCATGATGATGATGATGATGATGATGCAGCAACAAAGCCAGATGCAGGCCATGATGGCTCAGCAGCAGGCTCAGGCTCAGGCGATGCAGAAGGCTCAGGCCGATCAAGCTGCGCAAGAGCAAGCGCGTCAGCAGCAGCAATTAACCGCTCAGCAGCAGGCATCAGTTCAGAAGCAAGTTGCTCAGGTTCAGTCGGACGTTTCATCTGGCACTTGGAATATGTTGCGCCAATTTGCGCCAGCTAACATGACGCTTGGCGGCGGCAATCTTGGAACAATGGCGACAGCTTCTATCCCATCGCAAATGACGCTTCCTCTACAATCTGCTCTTAGCTCTGGCGCTCTTGGCGGAACGGCTGCGGGCGGTGCTGCTTAATGGCGCGAGATAAAGAGGAAGAGAACACAGATAGCTACGGGTCGCGACGAGCATATCTCGAAGCGATGGTTAAGTGGCGCCTAGCTGATGCCAGGCGTCAGAAAGCGCCGTTTGAATATGATATGCGCGAAGGCTATGTGTTCGCCGCTCCGCATCGATCTATTACGGTAAACTCTACAGCCCCTAAGCCTATGGGGAAGATTTATCAAACGCCTCAAGTCAATACGTCATTTGGCTTTGAGTTATGCGGCGACTTTCCGACGGTTATTATTAATACGTTTTTTCCGCAAAACGCTCAGTGGCTAGTTAGGCGGGCCAGCTCTCTTGTTCCTCCTGAAATGGTTCAACAAGTGGAGGTCATGGCGGCCCAGGCTGATGCGACAGTATTTAAATCTATTCTTTCTAGTAATCTTTATGCTGAGTGTGGCAAGGCTTTTAATCCAGATCTCGCTTTGGGCACTGTGGGTTTATGGATAGAGCAAGAGAAAAGCTGGGAGCCTCCTAAGGTCCAGTGCGTTCCTATCCGTGAAATGGAAATTAATATTGGCGCTGATGGATCGATCGATGATCGCTTTGTCGTTCGCCATACGCGCTATCGTTATTTAAAATCTGTCCTTCCAGATATTGAAATCCCTAAGCCTGTCGAGGAAAAGGGAAATAGAGACGACAAAAAGAATGTTGTTGTTGTTTGGTCGTTTTGGAAAATCTTGGATGATCCAGGCGAAGAGAAGTGGCAGCATTGTATTACGGTTGACGGATACCTGGCGCACGAAGCTGTTTTAAGAGGCGCTGGGTCTTGTCCATTTGTTGTTGCGCGGTTTAACGCGACGCCGGATTGGGCCTGGGGCGTTGGGCCTTTGATCCAGGCTTTGCCGGATCTTCGCGTGGTTGACGAGCTCGCACAGATGAAGGTGCGCAATGTCGATCTTGCGTTAGCGCCTCCGATTAGTTTCCCAGATAGTTCTTTCGCCAATATCTCTGACGGTATTGAGAGCGGTATGGCTTACGCCATTCGCCCTGGTGAAGAGGGGGCTATTAAAAACCTTTACAATCCTCCTTCGATTGATCCTGCGATTTATGTGACGCAAGATTATGAGACGCGAATAAAAAGGTTGTTCTTTTTAGATTGGCCTCAGCAAGACGGTAAAACGCCTCCGACTGCGACACAGTGGTTGGATGAAATGACGTTGGCGCAAAGGCGTATCGGAACGCCTGGTCTTGTGTTCTGGGAAGAGTTTTGTGCGGGCGTATTCAAGCGATATTTGTATCTGCTTGAAAAGGCTGGGCAGGTTGAAAAGATCATGATACCTGCGCGCGGCGGTGGGAAGCGGCCTGTCGCAATGATGCCCTACAACCCAGCTCAGCGTTCTGCGGAGCAAGAGGAAGTGGCGCTCTTCTCGCGTTTTGTTCAGATCGGCGCCAGCGCGTTTCCCGAAGAATGGAAGATGGCGACGGACGGAACAAAAACGTTGCAAAACGTCGCGAACAAGATGGGCGTCAATTCAATGTGGGCGCAAAGAGATCCTGCAAAGATTGCTGGCGCCGTCGCTCAGATTCAACAATTGCAAAATGGCACTCAGGCGGGAGCGCCAGCTATGGCGCAAGGTCAGCCTATGCCGGGTGAAACGGCAGGTCCGACACAAGCGCCGATCCCGCAATATCAGATCAAAGGTAACATATGATCTTTCCAAGCGATGAAGAAAGAGAAGGTCTGAAAAGGCTTGGTCTTCATCCAGACTCTCAATGCCTCGCACAATATCTTTTAAGGGTGCTCCAACACGTCACTGTTCATGGCTCCGATCTCGGTGCGGTGAATAGAAGTGAGGGTCAGCGCAGTCTCGCACGCGATTTAATCGATGTGATGGAGTTGCGTGAGTCACCGCATGACAGAAAACCAGATGCCTTCGAGCTCAGCAGAGCTCGCCCCAACAACGTTATCACCGGGCAACGAACAATCGCCCGTCGTCTCCCAGACTCCAAGTGAAGCGCCTTCGCGCCCTTCATGGGTTTCGGATGAGTATTACGATCCTAATCGTGGCGTAAAACTCGACGAACTTGGTGCAAAATTCAAAGAACTTTCTGAGTTTAAAAAGTCAGTCGACGAGCAAGCGCAGGCGCGTAAAGCTGAAATGCCCGCAACTGCGAAAGACTATGGGATCTTGCCAGAAGGCGCGAAGGTTCCTGAGGGATTTGACCTAGATCCCGATCACCCGATGTGGGGCCTTTTACAGGAAATTTCCTACGAAAAAGGGATGACCAAAAAAGAGTATGGCGAAATCGCCACTAAGTTTGTTGAGCGTTCAATTGAATCAAACAAGCAATTTATAGCAAAGGCCGAATCTGAACGAGCTGAAATGTTTAAGCAGCTTGGCGACAACGGTGCAGCTCGCATCGACAATCTTCAAAAGTGGTTCCGTTCCTCCTTTGGCGACCAGGTAGGAGCACAACTTTCTCAAACGCTTTTTACGCCTGACATCGTGAAAGCGATGGAGAAAATGCAGCGTTCTCTCTCAAACCAAGGCGTTACTTCGTTCAACGGTTTGGGACGCGATCAAGCTGGCGGCGGCGAGATCGAGGGATGGGACAAAATGACGTTCGAACAACGTTGGAACGCCAGGTCCCAAATGGATCGCCGCGCTAGCTAAATGAGGTAGTAGAGATGGCAACAGTTTATTCGAGTGTATCGGCTCCGATTACACTCCTGGAATACGCAAAAACGATGGATCAGGATTCGCCTACGCGAATCTTTGTTGAGAACATGGCCGCCGAGAGTGATCTTATGGCGTCTATGCCTTTCCTTCCTGCACAAAACGGTAAGCGCGCCTACATGGACATCGCTAACGTTCCGCAGGTTGGCTTCCGTGGATTGAACACGGCAGGCGGCGAAGCAACTGGCCACTTTAACCTTCGCGAAGAAGACACGTTCTTCGTCGACGAATATGTTAAGGTCGACCGCGCTATCATGGATCGCCTCGGTCCTGAGCACGAAGCTCGTCAGATTAAGTTGAAGACAACTGCTCTTGCGCAGATGTTTACTCAGAACTTTATTAAGTCTGACAATGATCTGAATCCAACGGCTCCGAATGGTATTCAGTCACGCTGCACGAACCTTGCGACAAACGCTGGCACGGGTGGCAATCTGTATAACAATTCGACAGCTGCCGGCGGCGCTCCGCTGTCACTTGCTAATCTGGATATCCTTTATTGGCTCGTGAACAAGCCTACACATTGGCTTATGCCTCGCGGTCTTATGCCTTATCTGGACGCTTCTGCGCGCGATCCTCAGCTCACCAATAACACGGTGACTTACGATCAGGCTGATCCGCTCGGTCGTCGCGTCATGCGTTATAAAGGCTTGCCTATCCTGTTCGGTTATGAGCCTGACGACTCGCCTGACATGCTTCCATTCACGGAAGTTGGTGCTGGTGGTGGAGCTCCTGCAACTGCGTCGATTTATTGCATTAGCCTCCGTGATGGCGGTCTGTATGCGATCGAGCAAACGCCTCTCACGGTTCGCCCTGAGGGTCAGTTGATTGGCGCTCCGTTCAACTCAACGCATATCAAATGGGACTGGGGTATTGCCCGCGAACATCCACGTTCGGTCGCTCGCCTTACGTCTGTCACCGCTGCCAAGATCGCAGCGTAACTCAACGGATAGGAGAAACGACAATGGCATTAGGCCCGTTTATTGGTAACAACGGAGCTCCGGTTCCGTTTAATGCGCCAACGAAAGTCGGCACATTTGATGCGATGAATAGCTTCACTGGCGGTTTGACGCCTCAGACGTTCACGGCTTCTGGCTACTTTCAGTCTGGCGGTGTAGCTGCTCAGCTTGATGTTGGTCCAGGTCTTTTCGATGGTTACTGGATCATCGATTGGGCGGCGCGTAAACAGTCCGCCGGAACTGAGGAATACACTGTGTATCTTCTCGGATCTAACGATCCGGCATTTGCTCCTGCTAACACTGAGATGTTGGCTGTTGCTGACTTCGGTGGCGCGCGATCTGCGGTTGCTCCATCGTTCAACACTTGTGGCGCAAGCCCAGCTGTAGTGGTTGGGGAAACAGACTATATCCCGGTTTTAAACTTTAAGTCGGGTATCGTTTATCGTTATATTCGCGCTGGTATCGACGTGAATGGCACGGCTCCATCGGCTACTGTAAATTCATGGCTAACTTACGATGCAGGGTGATAGATGATTAGCTTGATTAAAGGTTATTACAAAGACCCGGCTAATGGCCAGGTGACGGAATATCAGGGTTATGCGATCGATGTGCATGATGCTGTTAAGCGTTACCCAGATCAATTTAGCCTCAAACCTTGGGACGACGCTAAGCCCGCTAAGCAGCCTGAAACGTCAATTCGCAAGACGGTCTAGTAATCTAGGCAATGATGGACTGAGAAGGGCCGGGGGAAACCCCGGCTTTTCTTATTGAGGTGCGGTGAATGGTTGCATGGGCGTCGGTAGTTTTGGCCCCATGACAAACCTGCCAGATTATCCGAATTATAAGAACGTTAATCCGCAGACGCGGGTTTTCGACCTTTCCGATAAGCTCAAAATCATCAATCAGGCTCTAACAAACACTGGCAACAATGCCGTGGATGTTTACGACGATACGTCTGATGAGTGGCGGGTTGCCAATAACGCCTATGAGCAAGCCGTCCTATTTCTCTTGGGGGAATATGACTGGAACTTCTCGACTGATCAGATCTCCTTACAGCGACTAGGGGATAGTAATTATCCTGGATATAAAGACGTTTTTGCCAAGCCTGTAGATTGCATCCAGATCGTAAATGTTTGGAGAATGGATGATCAGCAAAGGCTAGAGCAATATTTATTAGCTTATCATCGAGCGATGGCGGATATGTATCCGCCAGCATTAACCTATCGAGTTATCGGCGACGCGATACATACGATCGCCCCTGAGGGCGTATATGCGCTTTATACGAAGTTTCCCCAGGGCGCTCAGGATTGGTCGACAGGTTTTCAGGCATGCCTAAGGACAAAGATCGAAGCCAACATCTATCGCGCCCTGAATGAAGATTATCAGATGGCTACGGCCTGGGAGAAATATGCTGATGAGCTTCTGGTGCGCGCTAAGACCCGTAACGCCCAGGAAGATTCAACTCGAGTGATGTTTAAGTCCCGCCTGGCCGCGTCGAGGTTTATCCGTCGATATGGTGGGGGGTATCGGTATTGAGTGCCGGATCTGATTTCGACATCCAAGTTGATTTCTCTGGCGGCCAGATTAATCAATCTTCCCGTCGCAGAAACGATG